ATGTGAAGGGTACTGTGAAGGCCAAATACGGGCAGTGTAGCCTCTCTTCTGTAGCTTACTGTAGATTGTGTCCTCGCATTGTGGAGTACCAAGGAAGATCACCCGTACATCACCTTCGGGTTTTAGGATAGCATCGAACTCCTTCACCTGCTCATCCAGCTTATCCCGCATTCCCTGTGTCATGGAGTTATTCGGAACTTCAATATCGTCAGCAACGATAATGTCGGCACGGCTCCCTGTAAGCATACTGGTGATACCAAGCGACTTTACACTAGGAGCATGTGCTGGTGGTGCTGGCCCAACGTCAAATGCAATCTTGGAAAAACGCTGGTCTGCCTTTGGTTTTAGGTGCTTTAACTGCTTGATCTCGTTAATGAGTCGCAAGGTAAAGGTGCTGAAGTCGTCAGAACGTGTCTTTGATGCTGAGACAACTAGGATGTTCTTACTTGGGTCAAGATAGAGTTGGTGTACTACGAATGCAGAACATATCCAGGACTTCCCTATACCACGAAACGCTTCTACTACTGACCTCTTGGGGCCATTCTGCATGAAGTCGGCAATGTCATACTGGATCGGCGTAGGGTCAGGTAACAGCAAGTGCCTCCATATCATCCATAGGAAGTTCTTAAAGTCCTTCAGTTCTGGTGCTACTTTCACTTACCCGTAAGCTTGATCCATTTCACGTTCTTCTTGTGTGGGGAATGGTACTTCATTCAGGAGTTCCCTTGCTGCACTGTCATCATCTTCCACGTCTGCCTTTACGCCACTATTCTTGAGTAGTCCGATTGCTGCATTGTAGAGTGCTGCATTGCGGTCTTTGGGTTCCATGCCCTTCATGAGTTGGATGGATTCCGTAAGACTTTCACAGATTACGGTGTGAAGTTCTTCTAGTTTCTTTCGGTTGTCGCTCATTATCCTAAACTTACTTTGAGGTCTGTGCCATCACGCCATAACTGCCCCGCTACAGCAGGGTCAGATGTAGGAAGTGCATTAAGTATAACGCCACCCGCTGAACCATCCGTAGTTAATTGGAGTGGAACCGCATAAGCTGAACTTGCATCATCGTAGAAAGCGAAATCCATAGACCCTCCTCCGAAATTAACTTGCATTAGTTTTTGGTCTGTAGCACCTCCGTCATCATTCCAAATAACACTAGGTGTATCAGCAATCAGTCTTAATACTGCGGCATTGGCCCCTGCATTTGTGTTCTGTACGGTCAGTGTAGCCTCCCCACTATCATCTTGCATGATAACATCACCATACATTGTGTGTGTATAACTACCAACAACTCCATCAGATGACTCTCCCCCAAGAATAGTTGAGCCATTCTCCACTAACCTTAGCGGGATGTTTGTCTTTTCCGTACCTGCATCACTTTGGGCAATGAAAGTTAAAGTTCCATCTCCGTACTTTGTTAAGAAATATTTCTTATCAGTTGATCCATTTGTATCATAGTGCTGTACTTTTGGATCTTGTGATGCTAAAATCAGAACAGCATCATCGTTTGTGGCATCGGTATTTTGAATAGTCACAACAGCACCGTTATCGGTTCCCGTTTGCTCAACAAGCAGGTCGCCATGTAGTTTGTGCTTATAGTCGGTTGCTGCCGCCCCACCAATACCTACCGTATCATTTGTAGCGTCATACTGTAGGTTTAGGGGCAACACCTTCCAGTTTAAATTAGTGGCATCGTAAACTAAGACACTCCCTGCTGCGGCTCCGATGCTATTGATCTTTTCCTGTGTGCTTTCCTGTGCCAAGTACAGATTGTGCAGATATACACCATCAAGCTGATCCTCAGTAACAACAGAACCGTCAGTAAAGTCATATAAGGGATCGAGGTCATCGTTATCTAATCCTCTGGAGTTGCGATATATGCGAATGACCGCATTGAGTGCAGGTGCAGGTGTTACTCTAACAAGTGGGCCTGACTCTATGGTAAATGTATATGTTCCACCTGTACTGGATGTGTCGTACTGTGTGCCGTCGATGTCAAGGATGACGTGTGATTCCTGTAAGTATGGGAAACTGAAAGGGAAGTCAGTCGTTACATTATCGCCTGTGTAGTCTATGAATATTGCCATGATGGTTAGAAGTTAAGTGTCTGTATTAAGTTGTCGAGTTCCGCACCTTGTCGTTGTTGACGTTGTACTTCTCGGTATTGTTTGTAAAAATCATTGAGTTCAGGATACTCTTTCAGTGTCCTCTCTAAGCCTTCAGCACGATAGCGGGACAGTATGGTATTTATCATGCGAATGCGTGGCGATGGTAATCCTGGTTCACTTCTTGGTGAATGCTTTTGGTATTCCCTAGATCGGATCAGTGTTTGCAATGACTCTCTTAATGTCTTGCCTTTAATCTTTACAGTACCCATCAACTCAAGCCTTCGGTCATGTGCCGACTGTCCTTTGTTGTTCGTGTACTCTGTAAGGTTAATCAAGCCTCTATAGTTTGGAGATGGTGTAGAGAATGAATGATCTAGGTTTGCAATCTCATCCAACACCTCATCGTTTTTGTCTGACTTGTAACGTAGTGGATTGATCGCATTTGTAGCCCTAGTACCAAATACTCCTTCAATCTCCTTCTCCTCTCCGATAAGGTTCCTGCGTGGATCGAGCTTAAATCCAGAACCAAGTGGATCAAACTGCCTAAGACGATCACCAATATTACGCAACTCCTTAGCAGAGTTCTCGTCCATGATAGCACCAGAAATGTTTTGTAAGCCTGATCGGGCAAGTCCAGAGAACGGAACAAACCCTGTGGCCAAGTTTGCTGCAAACCGAGTAATGCCTCTACCTGATTCATCGGAGATTGCTTCTGTAAATTGCTCGATACCTGCAAGATAGGATTTGTTAGTGATATTCCGAACCAAGGATGTAAGTAATGCCATACCAAGCCATTCTATTGGTTCCTGATTAACCTCAACACCTTCCTTTGTCAGGTCGTTAATATCTGCATAAACACCGATAATAGTACCAAGTGGATCTAGCCTGTTAAATGCAAGATAACCACCTCCTGCTGCTTCTGGTAATTTGAAACTGTATGGTTGCCAACCTGCCTCTTCGAGTCTCTTCCGTTTATCTGGATCTGTTGGGCCTCCACCAGTAAACCTGTCACTAAAGAACGAAAGAACTGGAAGCACAGATGCCATTGCGGTTGTGGTAGTCGTAACCCTACCAAGTGCTGCTGCTCTTATTCTTGGGTCGGTACTACGAATCTCTTCCAATAAGTTGAGTCCATCCCGCTTCATAAACATACCTACAAATGTACGCCTTGTCGCATACTCAAGAATACGTGCAGGTGTGCGAATGAATGGTATCACAAATGACATTACTGGATTTCTTTGCACCATCGCCATTAGGTCGCCAGTCAATGTATTAGATTCAAAGTCCTTAGTGAATGTCATTTCCTCCGCAACGTCTTTTGCGTACCTTGCCAACGCACTTGCATTCGGGTCAAAGTTTTCTTTTACGTATTTGTTGACGTAAGCTATTGTAGCCTCATCCGATAACTCACGTTGCCTAGCCTTGAGGAATGCCTTCTTAGCTACCGTGTGTTGACTGTAAAGTTCTCCACCTTCTGTGATAACCTTCTCAATCTTCTTGTTTACGTACTCGGCAAGCTTCTTAGGATCTACAATTCCAGCTTCTATGCCTTCAAGAGATGCTTTGTATTTTGCAGCTCGCCTTGCATTTAGTTGCTTGAAAAATTCATCAGCACCAGAAAGTCCACGACTAGGCCAACGCATTACATTTGCGATCTTATTGAACGTATCATAGAACGGCTTATCAACACCAAGCAGAGGGTCAAGTACAGGAAACTCCCTTGCTACCGACTCGGATGTAATCGCTGCCTTTGGACGCAAATCTAACGCAACATTAGCCTGTGGCATAAGGAATTGCTGATCTTGTTTAAGAGATTGCTTGCCCCATTTCCATGCTTCTCGCCACGCATCCATAGTAAATGTGGTTTTAAGTGCCGCTTTTGCGACATCTGGACGACCAGACATTAAAGCACCTATGGATTGTTCAGCCGTGTCCAGTAGTGTTGTTAAGCCACCACCAAGAATGTTGACCATTTGAGTAGGGATACCAGAGAGCAAGTTGTTAATCCAATACTCCTTAGCCATGTCCCATTTGCCGCCTTTTGTCTTCTCGGTAATGCCCAGTACCTTGCGAATAATATCCTCTTCTGATCCTCCCTGGTCTATGATGGCAACAATCTTATCAATCCATTCCTTGCGACGATTACGCAACCATGCTTCACTAAATTCCCTACCTCCAGTACGCAACTCCTCGATTGGAGTAGCCTTGAGTGGTTTGCCAGCACGGAAAAATTGAACATCACGCAAACCTCTACCCATTTGTCGGGCAAGCATTTGCTCTCTTGCTTGGAAATTGTAGATATTGTCGGCCCATGCTGCAATTTGTGCCTTACGCTCAACATCAGAAATGTTAAAATCCTGTGCAACCTTGACCATTGACTTGACCTTATTGCTAAGGATCATTCGGAAGCTACGTGCAAAAGAGATATACTGGTCTGCCTTTTCAATCTCGCTATCTGCTTTCTTTAACCACAAATCATCCCATGCTCTACGTGCTTCAGGTGACATAGTGGCACGTAGTTTCTCATACTCATCTGCCTGTGCTTTACTAAAGTCTACATCAGCTTTTGTTGTTGACTCTGGTTTGATCCTTTCTTGCCGCTTGATCTTATCGTAGAGCATACGTAATGCTCCCATATCATCGACTTCAGAACGAAAGATACCCATTTGGTCGCCACCCCTACCGATGTCACCCTGAAAGCCTGAATCCCCTTGGTAAAGTTGGGCTACTAAAGAGTCTGTATATTCATCTGCTTTCTTTCTAGCCTCCTCGCTAGTGAACTTTATCTCGCTACCTTCCTTTAAGTTATACTCGAAGGTTTCTGATTCAGCTTGCGGTTTCTTTTCCTTCTTGGGAGTTTCTTTTTGAGTAGCTTCTGCATTAGGTTTATACCTGTCCTGATAGGTTTGGTACAAATCATCAACTTCCTCTTCGAGAGTCTTTTCTGGTGTAAACTCTAACTCCTTAAATACCTCTTCTGTTTCTGACTTAAATACAGATTCATCAATTTGGACAACACTACCAGGTTGCACTTGGTCTGACCTGCTGAGTGGCATTGCCATTTGTTCAATCACATCATCAGGTGTGCTGCCATTTGCTTTTGCTTTGCGTCCCGCACGTATGCCCTTAATGCCACGAAACATGAGATCAACAGCAACGCCTAGCCCTAGACCTTCTAGGGCATTTTTAAGCCTGCCTTCGATCAGTCCATCATCTTCATCTGCTGCAAGAAACTCAGTGACAGGGTTTTGTAGATCTGGGAACTGTTGAATTAAGTTGGACAACCGTTGTTCCTGCTCATTGAATACAGTGAAGTCAGTAACTATACCTGCTGCTGCACTTCGGGCAATTTGACTCTCAGAAAGCTTTCTCAGTATTGTGCCTGATTTTCCTAATGCTCCA